CTCGTTTTTCCAAGAGCGCCTCATCCATCAGTCCTTTGGTTGTAGTAATCATATGATCCTTAACACCGATGAAGTTTCCCCTGCTGCGGGAAAAGTAATGACAAGATTTTGTGCAGTCTTAACAATTGTACCGCCAAAGTTCAAAACACAAACCGCACGGTTCTGATTTGTAGAATTGTAAATTAGTGCCCCTGCGCAAGATAGAGTCACGTTAGTGAACGTTGCGTTTTGGAATGACCAGTATCCTGTCGTCCCTGACGTTGTTGGTGTAATATTTGTGAGAATAATCCCGCCAGCGGTGTAATTGGTTCCACTGGCTTCACCCGTCGCTGTGTAAACAGTCGTATCTGCACCGAGATCGGCAGTTGCGACGTAGAGAGCGAGTTTAAAAACATTCCCTGTTCCAGTTGTAAAATTGTGTAAAGCCTGAGCAACTTCCGCTTTAAAGCTTGTGCACATCGTTTGATAAATAGCCATCAGCGCACCGGATACCTGACTTGAACATCTCGGTAAGTATCTGTGCGGTTTTTACCATCCGCCAGTTGTTTAAGAAGCGCTACAGCTTCTTTGTATTGAGCATCAATTCTTCCCAGCATATCGGATTCAGCTTTGATAAACGTATAGGCTTCTTGTAAAGAACCATAGAGAAGCACTGAATCAAAGTTTGTACCAAGCCAAGATGTACCCGCAGTTACGATGGATTCTGGATAGTAGAAGTAATGAATCTCTGCTTGGTAATTCAAATCCGGTGTTGGTCCCACAAGAAAAGACTGATCTGTTGAAATCACTCCACCAGAAACTGTGGGCCCAAACATTGCGTAGTAACGAGGACGGTTTGTCGCTGTGGGGATAGGGTACGCCTCACGGATAAATTCCACATCCTTGTTCAAAAGCATATGCCTACGCCCTGTTGCAGGGACAATCAACGTAAGGCTAAAAGGAGCAAGAAAATCAGAAGGGGCCGAAAGATACGAGTTCCCGCTGGAGAACACTCCAGTCATGTTCTTGCGAAAGATCGGCAACTGAAGCGCGTTGAAGATGCGTTGTTCAGCTTGCTTGACAAACACTGCAAGCTGCTCATCCGACGTAAACGTCGTTGCTGAATCCGTGAAAGTAATCGTCGGGAAGTCGTTCTCGACGTACCCTCGAATCGCCTTCTTCAACTCCGTATAGTTCACGCCATCGGACCCCTAGCCATTGTGCCTTTTGTCGCACATCCGACTCCGCGAATCTTGATTCCCGTTGTCTTAACATCCGTTTGAGGGTACCCCACGTTTTTAAGACTAACCCCCGCTTGCCCCTTCATAGTATGCGGCTCAGCATAGACAGGAGCCTGCCCAACTTCTTTGCCCATCACTTTATGACTGAACTTACCCATCATGCTCTCCCAAATTGATTTTTGACCTTTGCCAGATTCCGACCCATCTTGAGCATGTCCGCGTTAGTCTTGCCACCTTTGGCAAATTTTGTCTTAGGTTTTCCGGGGTGCATACGCGCTTCGTGCTTGTGCACAGCCCCTGCGACCATTTTTTTGTCCTGCTTGGCGTCTTTCATGATTACTCCTATGTTGCAGTCACACTGTTAACAAGTCCTTGCGCTACCAAATCGTTTGGAGTTAACGCAGCATCAAAATCTCTTGACCCGCCTACTGGGTTGAACCCCCACTGGATGATGCGGCTTCCAAGAGTAATTGTACCAAGTTCGTTAAGACTGGAATCATTGTTTACAGGCTCAATTCGCGTTCCGTTAAGACCTGCCTGTTGGTATGAATTGGAATCCACCCTTGGATTGCGTATTGCTTGTGGGTCATATACCGGATACATCCCAAGCTGAAGTTGCGGCTGATCTTTCTCCCAGCATTCCGGGCAGACAAGAATGTTTACATTCTTAGTTTTAATGACAAGAGATTTAAGCTGCTTCAGCTTGTACCGGAAGTTGCATCTATCGCACTGCGCGATAGCATATTTGCCCGATGCAAACTGATTAGGCATCAGAAGCTCCCGGTGTTACCCAGATACATCCTGCGCGGCACAAACCGCACTGCTGCTTTTTCACGATCTTCACCTGCCGCAAGGTTCCACTGTTCTTCGTAGGCTGCTTTTAGCATGTCAAGTCTTGGCAACCCTTCGGGAAGCTTCATTGCAATGTAGTACGCCAATCCTGCGGTAATACAGGGAAGAAAACGAAACGGCATATCAGGGGTTTCAAGCCCTTCGCCAGCATTCTGAACCCTACGCAAACGCCAGTAAATTACTTGATAGTACGGTGAAGCTAGCGTACCTTGATCCGGCACGGGCCAAACTGTGAACTGTGGGAAAGCTGTTGCGCTGGGGGAGTAGCCACTTGTTGCTGGGTAGGTTGCCCCAGAGTTCCTACTAATAAAGATCTGAATTGGCCTTGCCTGAGAAAGTTTGTTTGGGATGGTAGCGTAGGTGGAAACACTGATCCGGGTAAGTGTAAGGTCGGCTTGCGTTGAAGCATTCCCCGCACCCGTCCTTATAACGTGTTCAAGTAAGTCAATCGTATCGTTAGGCAGATCGTACGTAGCGGTGCCCTGTTCAAGGTCTTTTGTGCCTTGTTCAATCGTCCACATGTTGATGCCACGATTAGCCCACTCAATCGTCAACAAGTTCATAGACCTGCGGGCCGTGCGCAAATCGTAGCCCGAGCGCATTTCCCGACCAGCCCGCTCAAAAGCCTCTTCTGCTATGTCGGTGAACTCAAGATTAAAATCAGTTGCGCCGCTGGTAGTCATCTAAATCTCGCGGTTTTTGCGGCAACGCCTTTTGGCTGTTTGACGAATTGCTTTCCCGAGCGTTTTCCAGCGCGTTTAGCTCTTGTTGTCGCAGCGTACTCATTAGGTGTAAGAGCATTAATTGCCGCCTCTGGGAGATACCGCTCGCCAGTTGCTTTTGAACCCTGTGTGCTAGGTTTGCCACTCTTGGTTCTCCATTTCTGGTCGGTCCAATTCTTCAGGCTTTGCTGCGGGGCTTTCAATCTCTATAACCTCCACCACGAGCCTTATACTTCATCGCAAGCATCTGAGCTTTACGAGCGCTCCACTGCCCTGGTGCACCCCCCTTACCACCAGCTTTGATGCTGTTGAAAAGCGCCTTCCGCATCCCCGGCTTGGTGTAATTGCCCGCTTCGTTGACACGGGACTCACCGCCTTCAGCAAATTTCGCAAAGTCCGTGTTGTCTTTGCGAGGCGTCTTCTTGGCTTGTGGCATCTTAGAGGGCGAGATCGCCCCCATGCCTCTTGAAGCTAGCACGCCTTACCACCGTAGGCCATCTTCTTGACCTTGCCGCCTTTAGCCATCTTGCCCTTACCATCCGCAGCAAAAGCTGGAACCATTTTATCACCTTGCTTGACCATAGGCATACCACCACCAGCCATCTTGACCATCGTACCCTTGGTCTTGCCCTTGGTCGCAACACCATCTTTGCTAGGGGCTGCGGTCTTGACTGCGCCCATCATACCGCCGCCTGCCATCATTTTCTTGTTCATGGCAACGCCGCCGCTTTTCATCATTTTCGACATCATTTTTACTGCTCCTTATACAAGTTGTTGAAGGTTACTTCCGAATCCATGTAAGAGTCGTCTTGCTCTGCACAATGAATCCATTGGCTCGGTCGAAAATCTGGTGCCCCTTCACCCGTCACCCAATAGGCGGGACTCGTAACACGCACACGGTTATTCGGTAGTGCAACCATGTTACCAGTCCATTTTCCCGCGTCCGTCAACATCAATACATGGCTTTGTTTGTGCTGCGAAGGATCTTCCGATACTTCACTTTCCGCATAATCTACTGTAAATAAATATCTTCCTGTATAAAACTCGTTGTTTATTTTGCATATCCAAGGAGAAGGCTTGGCGCGCTGAATACTGAAGACAGTGTGATGATAAGAATTACAGTCCCAAGGCTGTGCAAGATGGGTTTGCATACGTTCAGGCCATGCTTCCAGCGGTATGTCTCCAACCAACGCCGTGATGGGCATTCTTGCCCACATTGCTCCACCATGAACATTCGCTTGGCTACCATCATCTGCCTCACAACCAGAAAAAATAATCTGAAACCCTAGACAACGATCCGGAATAGTTGTAACCGCTACCGCCAAACCGTGTAAATATTCACCGTGGTACTCCTGATGTCCTTTCGTAAATTCCTTTCTTACCCAGCATTTAAAATACGGAATACTGCTTGTTAGATACATTACTATTTTTTACCTTTGTGCTTTACTACCCCGCCATGTTTTTTCTTTGTAAACTCTTTTCCTACGGACTGTGGCACACCTACTTTCTTTGCGAACTTTGGATTGTTCGCTACCGCCTGCATGAATTTCTCTTGTTTTGCGGATACAGTAGGCATTAGCGTGCCTTCTTTTTTTTCACTACTTTACCACCTTTTTTCGCAGTAAACACATCCTCTCCGACTTCGGCTTTTTTCTGATTTTCCCGCCGTGGTTTCTTCTTAGACTAATCCTTGGATGACCCCATATCTGGCGGACTGGGGATATTTCTGTGTATCGCCATCAGATGTACCTACCTTTCGTTTTGCCTCGCTGAGCAATACCATCGCCACGGGTTACGGACCCACCTTCTTTCATGCCGGGAAATCTTCGGCTTAACCCGGGAATAAGCTCTTTACCATCCGCCTTTTTTGGCGGACCCTTCCTACCTCTGCTTAATTTTTTGCGTTTGCCATCTTGTGGTGGTGGCTCACCAACTGGAAATTGCATGTAAGGCATTCTGGCAACAACTTCGCGTGGCTCGTTAGCTGAAGCCGCCCCTAATCTCTGCCCCCTTTCTATATCCGGAGGCCTTACAGCGCTTACCTTCACGGGGCTTGGTGGGGCCTTTACGTCGCCTTGTGGGGGAGGACCTGCTGCTATCTTCGGTAGCGGCTTTATTGGTGGTTTTGCTGGTCTTATTGGAGCATCCCCTAAACTCGCTATTTCTAAGCCGGTTTCTGGGTCTTTTCTCACTATAGGCGCATCCCCTACACTCGCTATTTTTAATCCGGTTGCTGGGTCTTTTCTCTCTATAGGCGCAGGAGCGCGACCGGCTACTTTAATTTTTTCTTCAAATCCACTTATCACCGGGTTGCCATCTGTATCTTCGAGATAGGCCTCCCTCTCAATATTGTCAACAATACCACCATCTTCAAATTTGCGCTTTTTCATGTTAGCACTTCCATCTTCTGCGAGCCTGCCGAATCCTACTGTCTGGATCCTTTGCAGCCTCTGGGAATTGTTTCATTTGCCCTGCGGATCGCGCACAGAAAGACTTCCTGCGAGCGGCATCTTTCGGGCCAGGGTTATCACTGGTCACAGCCGTCTTGAGTTTGCTGCCGGGATTGGCCTTTCGGTAAGCTGCAACACCCTTCTCCGTCATGCCCGCACCTTGCTTCGTAGGTCGGAAGTTACCCGACTTTACCGAAGTGTCAATGCCCATCCCCTTTTTAGCCATACCACACCATCACAGACGCAACCGTAGTAATGTCTACATACACATTTGTACGAAACAAAACGCCCTCACCCGGGAGGATGAAGTACTCCCCACCCGTCGTATTGTTAGGCAAATTAATTGTAAACTTGGTCAACCCACTTGAGCCGCCGTCTTTGAAGGCTACAGAACCTGCTGAACTCGGTGTGGGTACGATATAAATCGCTTTGACGCGGACGGCTGGAAGGGCATTCCCGTTTTGATCAAGAAGCTGCCCGTCATCTGTCCGCGCCTGACTCGCTAGGACATCTGTTTGCATTGCCATGATGCCCCCTAGTTAAGCAACTGTGCCGCCACGATTGCCAATAATCGCCCAACCTGCCGAGGTGTAAACAAGAGAAATCGTATCACCTGCATCTGTAAACGTCATTGTACTAAATCCCAACGGCGTTGTAGGCGTAAGTACAGCAGACCCGCCATCTACTGTATGCACAATAATTTTAAGTTGTCCAGCGGTACCGTCTGCCAGCGTAAGTGCTTGAGATTCACCTGTCGTTGTTAACGAGGTAACGAGTGTAGTTAAATTAACTGCGCCTGCGCCCGAAAGCGACTGGACAGATCCAGTAATTGCGCCCGTTAGATTACCCGTTACGTTGCCGGTTACGTTGCCGGTTACGTTGCCCGTAACTGCTCCGACGAACCCGTTCGTCGAAATGACTGGGCCGCTAAAGGTTGTATTTGCCATTAGATCCTCACATGCGATATCGGCGCATCAGTCTGCATGTCGTCAGCCGGGACTGTCTGATGCACCGGGCTAACCCCGGAATGGTTGACTCTACAACGAAACAGGGGGGCTGTCAACCCCCCCTGTCTTTACGCTCCGGGTGATCCGAAGATACCCAGCGGGTCTGAGACCCCGAAGGAATAACGCTCCCGAGCCTTGTAGCGAACATTCCCCGTGTCAAAGTCCCCGTCCATGTCGTTCTTAAGCGGAGTACGAACAAAGTGCTTAAGACCGTTGGGTACATCCGTGGTCAGGAACCACGCGTTGGTATCAGTCAAGAAGTGATTGACCGCGTACCCCTCAGGGATCGAACCCATCATCTTCAGTGCGTTGACATCATTGTCTGCTGTCGCCACACGAAGCTCTGTTTGCAGCAAACGCGTTGCCGTAAACATGAGTGCCGGAGGAATGATAAGCTTCTTGGGCTTTGCAGCAATCAGCAGTCCACGCTCATCGGTCCACGCAGCAATCTGGATCACTGCGTTTTCCAACGATGTCTCGTTCAGGTCTGCTCCCGTCGAAGGACGGTTGCTGTTGGTGCCACCCGAAACCAAAGGGTGCGCCGTTGAGAACAACGACACTCCGTCACCGTAAGTTACGGCAGAAGAGAACCCGTTGTTCAACACCGAAGCGCCCTTGACTTCTTTGGTATACGCCATCGCCCGAGCCAAAGCCCTCGTATACCGCGAAGACAGACTGTCGTACAGATTGTCCTCGATAGCCTCTTCCGTAATGGAAAAACCCATCGCAATCGTCTCGTGGTTGTAGCGCGCCGTCCATGCCTCTTGAGCATTGTCGTAGGCAATCGCCGAACCCTCGTTTTTGACGGGGGCCGCGCTAAAACCAGACAGTTTGGTCTCTTCCTCAAAGGAGCGCTCGGAACTCTCCGTCTCGTAGACTTCCTTGTACTCCGTTCCATAACGAGCGTACTCCAAGCCGAACAGGGCGTTCAGGCCGGGGAGAAGCTCTTTCAATAGCTGTGCGCGTGAAATAGCCATTTTTTACTCCTTAAGCCGTTGCCGTGGCAGCGTAGTACTCGTGCTGACCAAAGTTGAGTTTAACCAAAAGTTCTGGGAACTGTGTGAACACCAACGTGGCACTGGCCGCAAAAGCCGCCACGGGTGCCTGATTCAACACCACTGTGGTTGCACCGGCTGCTGCTGCGGTAGCCACAAACGACCCACTTGGGATGTACTGACCGTTGGAAGCCAGTGAACCCACATCCGTCCCTACAGGTAGTGCAGACGGAAGTGCTGAACAAGTGATCGTTTCCGTTGCAATGCTGGTAAACGTTGCCGTTCCCAACGACACTGCGGTCTCCTCTACCAGACCAAGAACGCGGATAGGAAGCGCCGCAGTCGTAGCTGGGGTTGCCGTAGGCGCAAGCAAAGCATTGCGGCTATTGCCTGTAGATGTAAGACCCGTGTTGTTGATACAAGCAAGATTTTGCCCAATCATGGCGCGAGCGCCCGAAGCAACAACGGTAGTAGCAGAGCAAACAACTGCTTTGAACACCGTATCCGGGTCATCACAGATGTATGCCTGACAGTCTCCCGCAGTGGTGGATGCAGGCCAGTACTGAGCAAACCGTTTTTGTTTTGTGTTGGGGTCCGTATACGTGCACCCCAAGAAAACACCCGCAAGCGTGCCTGCTGTACCCGTTGACACACTAATACGCTCAAGGTTTCCACGAACAAGGGCAACGAAGTCGCCGTAAAAAATGTCCGTGCCATAAGCATACGTAGGGCTATACATCCGGGTCGAGCCAGCAAATACTTGCCCCCCAATCAGATTGATAGGTTTCAAGCCGTAGGGAGCGTCAATAACAGGATAAGCCATTTTTGACCTCGTTTAAGTTGTTCCACGGCCAAATGTTGTCACGCTTTGCCTTTCTTTAAACAAAGGCATACGCGCATCACTTTGACGCAGGAAATGATTGTCAACAGAAGTAATCAGCGAATCCGTTTGTTTCTGATGAAACTCGGTACGCTGTTCTACAAACTCAATTGGTGTTTTGCAAAGCAACAACCCTCCGATCTCAACACTGTCTGGAAACCTTGTGGTTGAACCAGGCATCATATAAATTTCTGGATGTTGCGACGCTTTGACAGGCTCCCAACCTTCGCGTAGTTTCGAGGCAATATGACGCGCATCCGCTTCGCCTAAATTGGCAACACGAATCCAACGGAACTGATAACCCGGCTCCGGCTCAGGATCTGGCAACAACTGCGGCGGACTCCACTTACGCATTGAAGCTTCCCGCGTCTCCCTGACTTCACGTTTTTCCATATCACCCTCGTTGAAGTTTTGCTACTTCTTGTGCATACCGCTCCAAGGGAATCTTGTAGCGTTTTGCATACTCCACCTGCTTCGTCGTAAGGCGCACCTTCGTCGGTGCAGAACTACGGGTAGCGGGTGCCACATTTGATTTGGTTCTCTGACGCGGTTCCTCAGGCTCAAAGTAATCCGGGAACACCTGCCGCATACGAGCGTCAATCTTCTCGTAGTATTCTTCAGATGAAGTGTCAACTCCTTGTTTTACAAGCTTTGAATGATAAGCCAGTACAAGAGCCGTCATCTCTTCATCATTGCCAAACCAGGCATTACGCGATCTCCAGGACTCTGCCTTTTGATCGCTTCGCGGCACCTCCACTTCTGGAGGCGGTTCCTTATTAGGCCGGAAATTATTGACCTTGTCAAGCTTGATCTTTGCCGCAGTCAACTCCTCCTGCGCATTCACCAACTCATCGCTGTTTCCAGCTTCATAAGCCTGCTTGTACTTGGTCTTCGCATCCTCAACCTCTTTTGAGACCGTCTTTTTTGCTTGCTCTAACAGGACGGCCTGGTTCTCAGACAATGACCCCTTGAGCCTCTTGTTTTCTTCCGTGGCTGCTTGAGCAATACGAAACGCTTCTTCCCTCGATTTCTCCGCCTCCTCTGCGCGGCGCTTCTCCGACTGATACCCCTTGTAGAGATGATCAATACGGTTCCTTACCCGCTCACCATACTCCTTGACCTCCTGATCATCTAGAGGTTTTGGCTCCTCACGCAGTTTGGTAAATTTGGGCTTTTCCCCTTCAACAATCTCGATCTCTACCGCACTATCTTTTTCCTCCGGTTCCTGCTCATCCGGAAATTTGAACTCTTCGTTCATAGTAACTCCTATCGCAAAATGCCGCGTGGATCGTCTACTACCGCCTCCACAGCGTCGTCGTTGATGATTCTAAATTCCTGCCCGTGAATCTTGAGCCTCGTCCCCGTACTTGGCCTAACCAGCACAAAGTCCCCTTCCTTACATGAAGGGCCGCTTGGGAACCGCACCTTGTCCTTGTACGCATCTGGGCCGATCTTCAAAACACAAAGCACCGGAGACAACACCTCTTCATAAAAGATGGTTTGTCCCGCCTTCACCAGCCCACTTTCGTACTCCGCGTCGCTTTTCGGCAACGCACACAAAAGGTGATAGGTCACCGGCTCCGGTAATTGTGTGGGTTTTTCACTCATCCTCTTCTTCCTTATACCGTTTGGCAAGGTCTATTACCTCCGCTTGTGCGAGGCGCAGACCTCGAAGCACTCCGCACAACTCTTTATATTCCACAAAATCTTTTGTTCCGTCCAGCACCACAGCTATGAAGGAATTCATATGCTCTGTTATTTTTTTGTCAAGCATGTCAAACGCTGTCATTTAAACTCTCCCTCTCTGATCCATTTTGTAGCCACCCACTTTACCGATTTTGGAGGAGTACCCGCGTGTAACGACTCCCGCTCCTGAGCCGGATATCTGAATAACAAAGCATGCCCACGTATCGCCGGTACGCGGATTTTTAATTCGGGAAATTCTGTCGCCCCTTCTACCGGGGTGTTAAGATATAACAGCATCGTTGCCACACGCTGCCCGCCATTTTGTGTGGCCTTAACAACCTGGGTGTCTTTGTCAAAAAAGAAATCGTGGTGCGGCTCATATTCCTGCCCCGGTTCGTATTTAAGAATTTGCAAATCTTCCCCATTTTGTACGGGCGTATTCGTAAATTGCGCTATTTTGTTTTCCAACTTTTTTATTAATAATGTAGACTGCCTTTTAAGGAATGTCTGCTGGCTTGTTCGGCCTTTGTGGTCTTTTGATGCGCCGGTATCATAATCAATAACGGTGGATGGCACCAACTGTGGCGCGGCCATGTTAATTAACTCTTGGCATTCTTCCGGGGTAATAAAGTCTTTATATACTTCTATCTCTATTTGATTTTTGTATTCAAATATCTTTTTCTTTGAAAACGTCCAGTGAAAGAACAAATAGATTGCTCGTTGTTTTTCGCCGCACAACAACTCGTCTCGCCAGTGAGGAAATCTTCGTCCCTCGACCACGGCCCCATAACCTACGCCAATATGCGCCTGCACATGGATGTCTTTGAAATTTCGTTCGTTAAAATCCCATGTCTCGCCCGTAAACTCTTGTGTTGATACCTTAAGCGGCCACTCTAAATTATTTTTGTCTTCAAGGCATACTGATAAACTTACGTCTAAACCCTTTCTGTCGGTGTGTATTTTTAATACACTGTGCCGTTGATAGCACCTTGTGTAAGTGTTTGCAAATATCAAATCATCATATCTGGTGAGCAGTGACTGTGCGCGGTCTATATATTTTAATGAGCCTGGTTGATTTTGAAACCCATAGCTGTTTTTATAAAACTCCGGAGATTGATTTTCATCAAAATGCCGGAGTGTAAAAAATTCTTGTACAAGCTCCTCGCATTCTTGCGGCGTAAAAAATTTAAGGTCACTATGATAGATCATGTTTTCTAACTCGTATCTAACGTTTTTGAGTTTGTATTCGTTCCTGTTCTACGGCTAACCGGGCTTTTGCCAGTTCAATATCCGCCCGATCTTTTGCCGCTTTCCGTTGTACCTCTTCGGATTTAATTTTCAATTCTGCCTGTTGTATTTGAACAAGTGGGTCTTGGGCTTGTTGTTGGGCTTGTTGTTGTTGGGCTTGTGCTGTATTCATCTGTAGGAGTTGGACTCCTGCCAGGGCTGTGAGTCGTGCTAGTTCGACTTCGACATCCTCGGGCAGTTTCTCGTTTGGTGGTGGTAGTGGAACCCCCATTTGTTCTTCGATCTTCTTCCGATATAGAAATGCCAGATGTTCTGCAATATGAGCCTGTACTGCGGCGGCCAATTTTTGCGCCATAGGGTTCTGTCCTATGGTTTGCGCCACTAGCGGGTCGTCTATGAAGGTTTTATGCACCGCAATATGTGCGTCGTGGTCCTGATAAATGAACGCTTTGGTAGGTTCCCCCTTCAAAAATGACATATTTTCTGATACCGGGTCTCTTGGATGTTGCTCTTCGGGCAAAGGAATCAGTTTTTCTGCATTTTTTACCCCTAAAACCTCTACCATTTGCCGATGTAGCTGTGGGAGGTCATAAATTTGCGGAGCATTTGCTGATAATTGGATGACCGCTTGATATTGCATGATTCTTTGCGCCATTGTGGCCGCATTTGGGTCAGAAACCGGGATAATTTCGACGTATTCGTAGTCTTCTTGTTTGGCTTTTCGGTCTCCACCCTCTGGAATATAGGCATACTCCTCTTCTGTGTAGTCTTTAATAAGTTCTTTGAGTAACTTAAACTCCTGTTTCATGGAAGAATGTACTCTGGCTTGTACTGCACTCATTGTTTTCAGAGTTCTTTCTAGAATTGCCAGGGTTGTGCCGACTGGAGCTTGTGCTGACATGTCGCTTACCTTCATATCTGCAATCGCACCGAGTCTTCGCCCTTCATCGCTGATCTTGTCGAGCAGGACTGCTAATACCTGGCTTGGCTCTTTGTACGGCAGCATCATAATATTGTCTTTGATCGCGCCGGTTGGGATATCCACATCTCTAAATTCACCCGGTGAGATCGGCGTATCGTCCCCTTTGACGCGCAATCCCCGGCTTTTTAATCCTCCGGGCAAGTTACTTAACGTCCCTGCGTCTACGAGTTGCCTCAGGAGCATTGTCCCTGCCCGCGCATATCCGCCTATCAAATGAATATAGCCAAAACCATATGCCCCAAAGCCCGGTACATAATCATATTGCACCAGATGCTGCCGTTTCTTGAATAAATAATCCCCCTCGCGGTAGTTTCTATAAATTGCCAGGATTTTATTTGTGCCGCGATCAATCGTGATTATATATGGCACGGCCACTTCTTCTTCAAATCCGGCCAGGTGATAATCTACCTGGATTTCGCAGATCTGATGCCGGTCGTCGTCGTTGATTGAAAATCCGGTCTCGTCGGCTTTTTTCTTTTCTACGTCGTTTGTTATCGGCGCGGGTTCTCCGAGTTCCACATCCCTGTAGAATCCTTTGACCTGGAGCCGTTCCACATCGTTTTTCGTTTTCCTCATGATGTGGGTTACCCGTTCGGCTGTTCTGGCCCCTGAGGATCCGTAGGGGATAATGACATCTTCTGCCGGGATAAATATTGCCGTTTCTCTTCCGAGGCCGGGATCAAAATAAACCTTTTTAAATGCGGAGCCGCACAAGCCGAGGTTGAATAATAATCGTTCGTGTTCTGCGCGGTATTCGGTGATTGTTTCTGTGAGTCTAAAATTCATATCGTCGCGGACGCGTTGCGCGGCGTCTTCTTTTTCTTTTGTGATTTGCCCGATGATTTCGGTTTTGACCGGGCCTTGTGCTGGAAACGTTTCGATGATCATTTCCGACTGGAAGCGGACTGCGGCTTCTGTGAGGAGGGTGCTGAAGACGCCGCAGGCTCCGTTCCAGGGTTCTGTGCGTTCTTCGTATTTCATTCCGAGCACTTCCAGGCCTTTGACGTAGATATCCACCCAGTCTTTTCGGGAGCTTATATCGGCGTCAAGTTCATCCATGAGGTCATTTGCCAAGGTGCTGAGTTCGCTTTCTGTCATATGCTCAGCGAGGTTGGCATCGAATGGGATGTCATCTATTGAAACCACTTCTTCGAGGATTTCGTCAATAATCTGGATTTCCATGTTCATTCCTAATAGTAAGCTTTTCTGCGGGCGACGGGTTCATCGACCTCGTCGGAGTTTAGTCTAAGGAAGCCGCCTTGTCGAAACCTTATGAGAGCCTGGACGCTGGAGTCCACGAGGTCATCGTGTTCTGCGTGTGGGAACGCGGCCATCTGTTCGACCACTTCATGTGCCCATCGTTTATCAGGCCTCCATACCTTACCGGATCGGAAGAGGTCTGATACGGAGTTGATTCTTACAAACTTGTCGTTCCCTCTCACGGGGGTATATTCTGACACAGGCACGCCTATTTTCCTCAATTCGTAGACCAATGGCGCTCCAGCCGCCTTGGCCTCGATGATACAAGCATCTGGCTCCCACTCCTTATAGTGCTCCAGTGCCTTATCTTTCAACTCGGGAAACTCCATTCTTTTTTGAAACGCATCCAGCAGTATGATATGCGGATCTTTTTTATCTTCATCTTTATAAAAGACCCCCCATGTAGTACATGCCGAGTAGTCAGATCTTTCGTTTTTTGTAAATGCCGTATCCCAACTCTGGATGACAAATTCGCATTTTGGCGGCTCTTCGTCATCCCATGACTGCCACCATTCTCTTTTAATTATCGCGCCTTCTTCGCCGGTTGGTGTTTGTTGGTATTGTGCGTTCCACTTCGATACGGGTAGTTCTTCTTTAAGAGCTTGTAATTCTTCGATAGACCAAAATTCTGGCCAGAGAGGATTGCCGCTTGGGAGTATTGCTGGTAGTTCGATAAGTTCCCATTCTTCACGCTTATCGCGCTTCAGAGCCTCTTTCATAAGCCGCCCTGTCAAATCCTTCTCCGCCCATCTTGTCATCACTATAACGATAGACGCTCCCGGCTGAAGTCGTTGTCTTACACCGGACGTGTACCACTCAAAGACCCTGTCAAAAACAGCAGGATCACCCTGTATTGCCTCCTGTTCGCTATGTGGATCATCAATAATTAACAAATCCGCACCTTTTCCAGTGACTGTTCCACCAACGCCGATGGCAAAATATTCACCGTTGTGATTTGTAGCCCATCTTCCTGCCGCTTTTGAATCTTGCCGTAATGAAACATTCGGAAAAACATCACCATAGTAGTCATTACTGACAAGGTTTCTCACTTTTCGCCCGAAGGAAACTGCAAGATCTGCTGTATTAGAGCTTTGTATCACCTTTTTCTGCGGGAATTTGCCTAAAAACCAGCTTGGCAACAGGTAACTTGCAAATTCTGACTTTGTGTGCCGTGGTGGAAGGTTAATAATCAATCTTTTCAGCTTCCCTTCTGCAATTTCTTCAAATTTGCGCGCGATCAAACCATGATGACGGCCCAGAATAAACCCCGGCCACATCTTTTTGACATACGTCATAAAGCTCTTATGACACTTCTCCCTGTCTAATGCCTTCTTGTACTCCAATACCTGTACAAGAACCCTTTGCTGATCCGCTTTAGACAGCTTGCCCAGCACATCTTCCAGCTTACTCAATGTTCTGATACCTCACATACTTAGGCTTGGCAGACCTCCACCTCCCCCCAAACCTCTGTATCGCCCCCATCTCCGCCAATGCTACCAAAATCCTGTGCGTGTTCCCAATTCCCACCCTGCCCCTCAAATAAGCTAACTCCTTCATCGTAGGCCCATGCCCATACTCCTTCCAATACTCATCAATCAAAATATATACGTCCCTCTGCACCGGAGTCACTTACAAGTTCCTTCTTAATTACACCACCCCCAAGTTCTCACCTGTAACGTTACAGGTAGCAAAGTGGGAAACGGTACACATTTGGTGAAAATTTTTATACCTACCCCCACATTTTTACAGCCAAATCATGCCGGGGAGGTTGTTACAAATAGGCCGAGCAAAAACACTAGAAATAATGGCAACGCTTAAGACACTTTGAGTGGGATAGTATGTCATAGGTCGTGCGGATCCGATTGTTCATCTTGGGGGGTCGGGGTGGGGTGGGTCGTCTCGCCAGGTGATTGGCTAGGCTCGCCAGGTGGCTCGGAGGTCAACTCCCCCAACAATCCCTCGACATCGACAGCCTCGTGTACCGACTCGCGCAGGACTTCAAGGATCCGCGACCGCGCATCGTCGCTTCCCGTCACCGCCACACTGTGACGCTGAGTGAACGCCGACACTTCCGTAACGTTACCGAGCGCTCTAATAGCTGAAACACGAACGCTAGCCGGAGTGGAAGGATCGAGGGTTGCCTGCACCAGGCTATGGATCACCAACTCCCGCAGATGTTCGGGGGTGCGCCACCTCGCCGACTCGATTGCCAGTTTATATGCCTCAATCTCGGCTTGTATCCGGGGATCCCTTGCAAGCGCGTATGGCGAAGTCAAAATCGTCGTCGGAGTGTAGGAGTAGGTTTCACGATATGCCTGCGCCTTAGTCTGGCCTTCCGCTATCTTGCGAGCGAAGCTTTTCTGGCGCGCCGTGAGTTTATTCGCGCCCATGATACTTTCCATGGGAATTGTTTTGAGTGCTTCGCGCGCTTGCCGTCGGGTGATCTTCATAGGGACTCCGGAAGTTTTGGGGATGATATCCGATGAAAGGTCGAATGTCTAGCGTGAACGGTGCACAAAAGTGTGCCAGACCGTGTATGATCCTCACTCTACTCATTCAATCATGGGGGGCATCGATGACGTACCATTTTGTGAAACAATCCGGAAACAGCAAGACCGGATCTATCCCTGTCACGTACAGTCAGCGCGAAACATGCCCTGAGTCCTGCCCTTGGCAAGGTAACGGCTGTTATGCGGAGTCGTGGCCTGTAGCGCTGCATTGGCGCAGAGTGGCAGACCGTGGCGATACCCTCGCCGCACTGTGTCGATCGATCGAAGCACTGCCAGACGGTCAATTGTGGAGACATAACGTCGCAGGCGACTTGCCTGGACTAGGTGAGGACATCAATGCGCGCGCGTTACGGAAGATTGTACGCGCCAACCACAAAAAACTCGGGTATACGTATACACACAAGAAAACGGCAAGGGCACTAACCTTAGCGCGTAGAGCAACACGGGCAGGTTTTGCGGTCAATGTGTCATGCGACAGTGTATATGAGGTTGACGCGATGATGGCGCGCGGTCTGCTTTGCGCGGTTGTAATGCCGTCCTCAGCGCCGCGCCGCACTATCACACCGAAAGGAAATATCATCGAACAGTGCCCCGCTACCTATGACAAAAGCGAAATTACATGCGCCGATTGCAAACTATGCGCGCGCACTAATCGTAGAGTCGCAGTCGGCTTTCCAGCGCATGGATCACGTTACCGTAGCATCAATCTAAAACTTGAAAGGATTACACATGGATGATCTAGATTATGTAAGAGACCTTGACCGTGAACTAGCGGAGTCGGATCCGGAGGCCGCGCGAGCCGCCGGACGTTACATGCGGAGGTCTATGCGCCGTTCGAGGTCAAATATCTTACAAATCGGTGGAAGAGAATACTACCGCAACAAGAAGGGGCGGTGCGAAGATGCACCGTGTTGCGGTTGCTGCAACATATGAGTCCATCGGTCAGCCCACGCCCGTGGGTTGCACGATGCATTCCGCATCATTACAGGGGATAATTATGAGCATCTACACTAACGAAGGTTTTGCCAATCGGCGCGAGTACCTCGAAGATCTAGCCGATCAGACGGGCGTCGATCTGGAAACTGTATTAATCCTCGCCGACTTGTTCGGTCCGAATGAGGACTTCGACGGGCTAGTAACAGCCCTCGAAGATCACGCCCAAGGATACTAACCCGTAGGGGCTACGGCCCCCTACTTTGGAGATGCCATGTCTATTGATATCAAAAGAGTACGCAACGACGTTAACGGCAATTCGCGGTACGTGATCTGGTGGGCACGTTTTCTCCACCCAGAGTCCTCTCGGTCACTCGAAAACTACAATAGCATACTGCGAGCCGCGCGCAAAGTCGGCGGCAGAATGTACTCAGGCAAGGATTTTGGCGGCGGTATTGTGTTTACGACTCAGGAGTGGGAGATACCCAGACTTATTGAGCGGGTTCGAGCACTGCTATGAGGTCCGGCAACCTTACCCTTATCCTCGGCGGGGCTGTATTTGGCGCAGTCTTCGCCGTCATTCTTTTCGCATTTATCTAAGGATATACTATGATCACGTATAAACTCGACAATCTTTCAGAGAGGGATGCACTGTTTCGGCAATTCCCTCGTCAGTATGACGTTCAGCCCGCATACGTTCAGATGGACGAAGATGGTATTGTATCAGCGTACTATTCTGGCGAGATCGGCTATTCCGTTCCATCCTACGTATGGCATAACCGCACACTCCGGTGGCGCGTACACCCTTCAACCGACGGTCATGCTTTGCGTGACCTATTGACTGTCCAATCGTTCGAGAAATATGCGAACGATTGGGCGTTCAGTCGCATCGACGACAAATCGTTGACGGTCGGTGACTGGACAATCACCCCATGGCGCGATGCACCCACCATACCAGAAGACCCCAGCGATTATATCGGCATGGGCTGGGTTGGACACGACGGTCGCCCGTAAAGTTTCTCGACCCGGGGGCACACATCAACGCCCCCTTTAAAAAAGGACACTACAACATGAACACTGCGCAAAACACCATTCACCACCGTAAGATTGAAATTATTGTGGCTGTTTGGATTGACGAGGACGCGAACGTACAGGATGTCGTCGCTGACCTGCATTATCAATTCGAGCATCCTGCCATTCGTGGTTATGCAGTTGCTTCAGTCGAATTTTAACCCCGCATTTGCAATTGAGGTGATCATGCTTACTTCCGCACGACTTAACTATTCTTTGGCGATGGATCTTCTGCCCGACAACGAGTGGGAGATCTCCTGGGGATCGCTTGATGCGCCATCCGTTCTTTGCGCAGGGGCGACGTATCAGTACCCGATTGGCAAGATGCTGTTCGGCCTGCCCTTGACCTACATTCGTCCTGGACATTGGAGCGAATATGTACATTGCTGAAATTCCGTACTACCACAACGGACTCCATCTTACAATCGGGGTTTCCGATTGGGAACCCTACGTTCCCGGAGTAACGCACCTCGCACCTGATCACTGCTATCCCCCGGAAGGGGGATTCGGAGAATGGGAGATCATCGAACCCGAGTGCCAGCATTTGGAACTCGACGATGAGGACGTACAAAATTTGATTTGGAGCTACTTTGAAATTGAAAATCAAAAAGGAAAGATGGATGTCCGCCTTTCAACTCGCCTTGATTTCGATTGACGACCGCTGGCTCGGGAAAATCAATTGGGACAGCGCCCTACACTACTATTTTCTAGGATTGTCCGCCGAAGAGGCGGCAAAAAAATATAATGAATACCAGCCCTAAACTGTATGACATCCCGTTTTTCTCCGCATTCACCCTTGCGCGAGACGGCAAGAAATATATCAAAGTCGGAGCACTCAACGGCGACTACCGATATATCAGGTGCCGGGATGACCAAGGCTCAACGAAAATTCTTTCAACCTATTCAAGGATTAAAAATGAACCCGTGGAATGATCCATCTGATGACGCCTGGGACTTCACAATGGGAATCGGCTACTCCCATAAGGAACTTGAGGTGTTTATACTAGAGGTGCTGCAAACCGAACGAGGTCGCCACGCAGCAGCACCTATCCTCGCAAACTTCCTCCATCGGGAAAAGTTAGCGACGAAACCCCTCGAAAACGACTTCCGGCATGAAGTCATGCTGGCTTGGGATAATGCTCACTAGGCTGGCTCTTGATGCAGTTATCATGATAATAGCCCTCTATCAATGCATCAAGAACAAACTCAGGTAGTCTTCAGCATCGTCTTGGTCGAAAAAGACGGTCGCGTTTCCATCCACGCAGACTATCTCGGGCCAGAAGGATACACCTGGGAGCTTGGTATGTATATCATTCAAAATCTCAGGCGGATCGCCGACCATAATCCGAGAATCTTTGTTAACCCCATTTTCAAGGTTTCAAAGACCCAATAAGCGCAAGGCCAGCCCTTGCGGTGCCCACCTCCCGGTGGAAATCATTAAAATCCCCCTCCGGGGGGAGAAAGTACGGACGCCCCGTCTTCATCGCGGCATCCTCGCCCGCACGATCATTGTCGGCCACGACAAACCCAGATCGCACTTTCGATAACTCCCCAGCAGAAAAATGTACATGGATCTTGTACCTCCTCTTCATCGCCCTCAAAACCTCACGAATCGACAACCCGGTCGCAAACCCCTCACAATGAATGTCCATACCGGAATTGTCAAAACAAAACTCAGCCCCGGAACACCTCTGCCCAGCTAAAAACCTCTTCTCTCCATCCTCGGAAATCAATTGCGCTCCCACCAGATTACCAGAATACATGGGCACCACCAGCTTCTCCTGGTAAACATTCCACTGCAAATCAGGAAAACCTTTCCGCTCTAAATACTTGTGCGTCTTCATCATACTGTTTTTTAATATACCATCTGCGCGCAGAGCAGCCGCCCTTTGCTTATCCTGCGTCCTATCTTCATACGTGATTTTGCCGATGGTCTGGCCACGCCAGATTGATACCTCCGCATCCATAGCATGGTTCTGCGCAAACCCAATCGAACCTAACCACTTCACCGCGCCATTTCGTTTGTTTGGATGATCCTCGGTTCTGTATCTTTTCCATACGCCCGGTACAGGCAAGCGGTCGATTAAAATTCCATGCGACCTGCAAAATTCAATGAAGGTCATTTGCGCCCCCTCAAATACAACATGAGCCGATGCCTGATAAATTTCTCGACCTCTGCCGTTGGAGGCTTTGATACGTTTCTCAAATTCCTAGGCCATACTCCAAACTTTTCTTTGAATGTATGCGCCGCACGACCCTCCCTCCATCCCGCAAATTCCACCTTATACCAAAGCTGAGACCACCAGTCTTGCTTGTTTGCCGTGTTCGATGCACCAATCTCTACAAGCCTCCCAGGCTCAGCTTCAACCTTGTTCTTGCGCTCCCGAACATGCCCACAATGTGAACATACGTCCGAATTCGGAGGCCACAATGCATTGCATTTCGGGCACTTTGACTTCTCCTTGGCAACCTTGTCAATCTCTTTTCTGGGCTTTTCTTTCTCATCCGAAAGCGCCAATACCCCGTCATTAAATACCTCGTCCCATTGATCCCGGAATCTAAGATAGTTTCCTGAATGATCCAGCCATAATGCGTCACCTTTCCCATCACAACCCCTCATCACCCTCCCCATTTGCTGAATGTGGGATGATAATGATTTGGCAAACGGCCTTGCAGATACGCCGATACGAACATCCGGCACATCAAAACCTTTTGTCAGAATATCCGTTGCAATTAATCCGTGAATCGTTGTGTCCGGCCTGCTAAAATCCTTGATAATGTCTCTCTTGAATTGATCATCATCAAGATAGGATATGGACACAAAGTTATAACCGTGCTCTGCAAACTTTCTGGAGATGTCTGTGCCGTGAGCTACGCCAGCACAAAACACAATGGTCTTTTCCGGCTTGTTATAAATCTCATGCGTCTTGGCAATCCACTCCTGAACAATGTCTCCCGTAATTTTCATTCCGCGCTTTTCAATCTCGTCTGTAGACCACTCTCCGGCGACCTTCTTTGCGCCCTCCATATCAATCTCGGTGGATACAAACACCCTGAGCGGCACCAGTATGCTCTGATTCACCAGTTCTTTTGTCGTTGTTATTGAGACAACATTCTGATAAATGTCAGACAGCCCCTTTGTGAATGGGGTGGCGGTAAGACCCACTACCTTGATATTTTGGTTGTTTTTGATAAAGTCCTTGGTTTGTTTACGAGCGACATGACACTCGTCTACAATCAAAAGATTCAATCCCGGGAACGATCCCCGGGCTTCCAAGGTCTGCGCAGAACAAACCTGGATGGGTTCGCTCGGCCTGTAGCGCCTATGCTTTGACTGTAAAACCCCGTGGTCGATGTTGTATCGATCCAACCGCTGACTGGTCTGATCGCATAAAATAATCCGATCCAAAACCATCGCAGCACGGCTTCCTTTGGTTTTGGCCGCATGGAGCAGAGCGATTGCCATCTCGGTTTTGCCTGCCCCAGTGGGGGCGTAAAGGATCTGCGCTCTCTTGCCCTGCGCAAACCCCTTTCTCAGCGCGTCAAGAGTCTCCTCTTGATACGGCCTTAAATGAAGCATTACTTCCTCCTAATCTGTCGTTTCAATTGAGCATTCTCATCCTGAAATTGATCGCGGCTCAGCCTCAGCGCTTCGTTCTCAATCTTCAACAAACGAATCTCCTCCCGAAGCTGACGAATTATCGTTTCTGCGTCTACACCCTCAGGAAACTCCAGCTTTGAAGTCGCCAACTGCGTCTTCAACTCTTCGTTCTCTTGGTGCAAAACATTGATTACATCGTGCTTGATGTCGTCTTCGACCTCCTCCTTGTTCACCTTCATTGTGGTAACTTTACCACTCTTGTGTTGGAATTTTTTCACAACCTTGGTCTGCTTTTGCTCTTTTCGCAATTTTGCAACAAAGGGGTGCGAGACATGGCACAGCCGTGCGATCTCCGCATCCGACCAGTCACTCCACTCTACGTCCTCCAACATGATGAACACGCTGTTACGTTTGTCGTCGTTGGTTCGCCGCAGACCATGAAGTGCGTTGGCCCCAAGCGAGTGGAGCACCGCATCCCGAAGCGTCCCCGACACGACTTCCGCAACAATTTCCTTTCTTTTCGCACGCTTATGTGCAAAGTAACGGTGGAAACCATCTGCAAGATAGTTTTTTATGCCATCAAAGTATACAATGATCGGCGGGAAACATGCGCCCTGCAAAATCGCCTCCGCATAGTCCGCAACCGTCTCTTCGTTGATCCTGGACCGACTTTGCGTTCCCCCATCAATGGTGATCTGATCAATGTTCATTGTGCCCCCTCATTTGCCAGCCTAACCTGAACCAACGCCAGTACGTTTGTATGTTTTTCGTCACATACTTTCGTCCATCCCACTCCCCAGGAATCCTGAGAAGCGACTCAAAGACCTTCCTTGCCTTCGCCTCTGGGTCGTGCCGGGTCCATGACTCATCCTTGACCGAGCCAAAGAGCCTCGTCTTTTCCTCCATGTCAACCTCCTGTGAAAGACCACAGTTTACCACTTGACTGCACCGCCGTCAACCTGCTACACTTCTTCGCATCCATCAGGTGGATGGACAACCCAACCAAGGAAAGTCATGGAATCAGCTCAAGAATTGTTGAATCGTTTGCACTTCAAGGGGTGGAAGAATGCGACCATCTCCTCCACTGCGCGAATCACCATCCCAACCCTTATCAAGATTGTGAAGGGAGGCGATTGCAGGTTTTCAACCTACACTAAACTCAAGGAACTTGAAGACCAAGATCCCCCGGTTCGCACAAAACGCCTCACCGCGAACGCGGCCCTGAAACAAATCCTCAACGCACTAACGCTTGAAGAAGCTCAGCAAGTCGCTCGCGCCGCCCTTAAGTGACACAAAACCCTCGCTCCGGCGAGGGACTCAATCGAACGGAGTGATGCATGGAATCTAACATGGAATCGTTGCAAAAACTAACCAAAGACTTAAAGTTGGCGGCCAAAACACTCACCGCTCGCGAAGTCCGGTTTCTGGTTGACTACTACTATATCGCACAAGAGGATCGCAAACGTGGAGGCAATCAGGTTCGCGCTCTCACAAAAACCGGAGAGCCTAGCAGCGTCATCGGCTGGCTGACTCTCCAAACCTCTACGCTCGAAGAAGAAATACGGAAAGCGCTTAACGCATACACACAATCTCATATCATGGGAGGCTGGGCACGGGAGGTCTATGGGATCGGTCCTGTCATTTCTGCCGGATTGCTGGCACACATCAACATCGAAAAAGCCCCCACGGTTGGGCACATCTGGCGCTTTGCGGGTTTGGACCCTACGACCTCTTGGCGCAAAGGTGAGATACGCCCGTGGAATGCTCGCCTCAAGTCTTTATGCTGGAAAATTGGGCAGTCTTTCATGAAATTTTCCAACCGGGATGACTGTTTTTATGGACACGTTTACAAACAAAGAAAAGAATACGAGGTTTCACGAAATGAATCTGGTGCCAATCGCGAGCTTGCAATTTCTATTGCAGAATCCGGGAGGTTTGGAAAAACCACCGATGCATACAAGTCTTACTCATCGGGATTGCTGCCTCCTGCACAACTTGATGCCCGTGCCCGACGTTACGCTGTAAAGCTTTTCCTCTCCCACCTGCATGGAGAGTGGTATCAGCGGCATTTCAATACCCCGCCTCCGTTGCCTTACGCGATTGCGCATTTGAATCACGCCCACTTTATTCCTCCGCCTCATTAAAACATCAGATAGGAGAGCGCCATATCCCCAGATTGAAACAGTGCTATGGAGCGCACCACAAACAGAGATTGAAACACTGTTACCGAGAGCACCACAGAGCAGGATTGAGACAACGACAACGAGAGCACCAATCGGCCAGATTGAAACAACGACCACGAGAGCACCAATGGTCGAGATTGAAACACTTAACGGGAGAGCACCAACGCATTAGATTGAAACAGTTATCGGGAGAGCACCACTCAAGCAGATTGAAACAAGTGCTGAGAGAGCACCACTTTGTTGGATTGAAACATCAGCCAAGAGAGTTCCAAAGCTTTAGATTGAAACAAGAGCACCATATATGGCGTTTGAAACAAAACGCCCGAGAGCACCAGATCGAAAGATCGAAACACCGTTAGGGAGAGCACCACTCCAGCAGATTGAAACACGATCCACGAGAGCACCACTCCAGCAGATTGAAACACGATCCACGAGAGCACCACTCAAGCAGATTGAAACACGCTCCACGAGCGTACCATATAGACAGATTGAAACACAGCGCATGAGAGCACCATTCGAAAAGATTGAAACAATAAAACCGAGAGCACCATTTGAGCGGATTGAAACAGCTCCGAAGAGAACACCACTTTTGAAGATTGAAACCTCCACGGCGAGAGTACCAAGTTCAACGATTGAAACACTCTCGGTGAGAGAACCAAGCTGATCGATTGAAACACTGAAACCGAGAGCACCATTGGCGATGATTGAAACAATTGATCGGAGAGCACCACGTCTTGAGATTGAAACACCATAAAAGAGAGCACCAGAGCAAAAGATTGAAACACCATCTCCAAGAGTACCAGTGACCAAGATTGAAACACACGCTCAGAGCGCCCCATACATGTAGATTGAAACGCCTGCCTTGAGAACACCAAGCTGAAGGATTGAAACACGCGAACTGAGAGCACCAATCGTCCAGATTGAAACACCCGGCAAGAGAGCACCACTTGATGAGATTGAAACACTTGACGGTAGAGCACCACGCCCGCAGATTGAAACAGTTCCATGGAGAGCACCACGCCCTTAGATTGAAACATTGGCCGATAGAGCACCAGCCGGACAGATTGAAACCGGATATACGAGAAAACCATGCGCGATGATTGAAACGATGCCGTTGAGAGAACCATGATCCTAGATTGAAACAGCCCCAGAGAGAGAACCATCACCCTAGATTGAAACAACCAGGCTATTAGGATCGCATTACCGTCCCTAAATCGATGTTTAATAATCCATTTAAGCTATGAACCCCATGAAACTAAATGAAGCACAGGAAAGGACGATGCAACCTGTGCTCATACTTGAAGGCATCATGTATCTACCACACTACGTACAAGTTAATCGGTGGTGTGGCCCCGGTACAAAAATTAGTCCGTGGGGTAGTCCCGAGGATACAATACCTTTCACTACAGAAAATCTTATTGGCCGAGGGGCTGTGTGGGGGTCTTACCCACTTTGGCCCCGCAGATGGACGGAACTGTTATTGAATGCGCCACCTTTTACGGAGAAAACTGGAGAGGAATAAGCGAAACATGATTGATAATGATGGAAATTACCCCAATTAATTTGGATGAAGCAAATGCTTTTGTGGCCATTCATCATCGGCATCACAAACCCATGCCCGGTTGCAAATTCTGCGTGGCCGTATCCGAAGACAAAGTGGTTGGCGTTGCTATTGTTGGTCGGCCCGTAGCCCGATTGCTCGATGATGGTTGGACCCTTGAAGTCAATCGATGTTGTACTGATGGGACAAAGAATGCATGTTCAATGCTTTATTCTGCCGCATGGCGAGCTGCAAAAGCCTTGGGGTATCGGCGATTAATTACCTACACATTGCCTGGAGAAGGCGGCGCGTCTTTGCGAGCATCAAATTGGAAATGCATAGGATTGCGCGGGGGGGGCAATTGGAATACGACATCGCGACCGAGGATTGATACCGATGCTTTATTGCGAGGTCAAAAACTTTTATGGGAAGCATAATATGACTAAAATCTGGACTCAAGAGCACTGGACCGATTACGAAAAGGGCATTATTGATGCCGAGCGTGAAAGGGTTGCCCAGTTGCTGCGCGAGCAAGCCGAGTTTTGGAAAAAGTGGGAATATCCTGAGGAGTATATTTTTGCCGTGGATGTGCTTTTGGAGCGCATCAAATGCAAACTGAAGGATAACGCATGAGTTCTGTCGTAACAGTCCGCGAGCTTAATAAAAAGTGCGGAGAATGCACGGCCTGCTGCTCTGGCCACCTCTATGGGGAGGCGCATGGGCATAAGTTCTACAAGGGTAGGCCGTGCTTTTTTGTCACAAAAGCCGGTTGCAGCATTTATGACGACCGGCCCGACAGCCCCTGCAAGATCTTCAAATGCGGATATCTGACGTTCCCCTTTTTCCCCGAGTGGATGCGCCCGGACCAATCAGGAGTGCTCGCCACACAGGGCATCTTCAAAGCCGGGGATGAAACCAAATCCTATCTCCAGATTTCTGAGTACAATAAGCCGATGACTGCGCTGTCCCTCTGGTGGTTCATCGAAAAATATCTCGACGGCCAGCTTCCTAACCTGCTTATCAGCATCGGAGGATCCCACCATAGATTGGGAACCGAAGACTTCCTTAAAGCCGCCCTGTGAGGACATATGGATATCGCCGATAATATACAGTACTGCGAGAAAGCCTTGAAAGAACTGTACCATCACATCGCCCTTCGTGAATTTGATAAAGCCGAAGAGAAATGTGATGAAGCCCTGTTCCAAATACGCCTGTGCAAACTGTGGTTTCGCGATGCTATGCCCCGTCTGCCGCACAGATAACCACGAAATCAAAACCGAAGTGCTCGAAACCCGCATAGAAAACCTTAACGAACGCGAGGAACGAGTGCGCCGCAGACGACGATGCCTGCGATGCGGGTTCCGCTTCCACACCTACGAGTACGCTAACATTAAATGGACCGACGGATTTGAAGGATATCAACGATGACCCTCCAGGAACGCCTTAGAACGGCCTCAGGGCCGTTTATTGTTTCCGGGCTAGGTTGGGATGCCGCCACCCGTATCGACGCGCTGGAGGCCGAATTAGAGGCTTTGCGGGCCGATGCCGCCCGATACCGAAAGCTCCGCACCTACGTCGTGGCCGTAGATGTCAAAGGCGACGAATGGGTGGGAACCAAGTCCGGATTGGACGACCTGGTGAGCAGACTCCCAGGTAACTCGTAATGGCGAGTTGTACTTGATACTAGAACTAGATGGGCAAAAAAAAGAAAATCTATATTAGGTAACATCTATTAATTTACGCTGCCGGTTCAGCCTCGGCTTGCAGGCAAAATACTCACCTAGCTGGAGGTGAGTCCAGCCCAGTGAGTACCGATTCACGCCGCTCGGACGAGCCTACGGAATTGGCGCGGGAGTTTTACGCATATCTCCGCTATGGCTGTTACGGCGCTGCGACGCCCCTGTCCTGGTCAGCCATCCCTCTTTCGAGGTCACTCATGTCAGTTGCGCCTATGACAGTCCCCCGTGGCGCTCTCACTCAGTTACGGCGGCTTTTAATGCGGTCTACCTGAGCCAGTTAATCGTCGGTCGGCTGGGTTCTGAGTCCCACTTCCACGGGGCGAACTTTGGTCCCCGCTCCTACAACTGTGACGACAACGAGAGAACTATAACCCGCCCTCAACCCCTTGTCAAGTCGAGGATGTCAAGAGCCTCCTGCACACTGTAGACAATATACAACTTGCCCCCCTTCCACTCCTCGAAGAACTTCAACTCACGGTCTGTCAGCCGGGTCTGCGAAGGAGGCTTCGAGCCGTCCTTCACCTCCATCAAAATGGTCTCCCCGTTGTATCCCACCAACAGATCGGGCAGGCCATCCCCCTGCGAAAGATAGCGTACATACGCCCCATACTTTCGTAGGGCGTCTACAATATCACCTTGATTATGATCAGTTTTTGCAGCGCGTTTCACATTGCAACATGTAACGTTACAGGTGAGAATTCCCTGCTTGACAGTTCCGAATGCACCTGCTACATTTGGCGGAACTCAGGAGGTGATACATGAGGTTTACCAACAAGTTCGATTTGCCCGAAACATTTGTCAATGTCATCCACCGTCCAACCTATAGTAAGGGCGACGCTCACATCTCGGTGACCGAACTGCTCAATTCCCCACAAATCGTAGGGTTAAAGCGCAAACATTGGGACGAGATTGAGCAGGACGTATCGGAAATGGTGTGGCAGCTTTTCGGGTCTGCCGTACACAAAGTCCTGGAGCACGGCAAAGGTGACAACCACGTCATTGAAGAGCGTCTTTCGGTGGACTTTGAGGGATGGCGCATCTCAGGCCAGATTGACCTTCAGGAAGTTACCCCTGAGGGCATCATCATCTCCGACTACAAGGTTACCTCGGCATGGTCTGCAATGGCAGAAAAGAAAGACTGGCACGACCAACTCAACACCTATGCATGGCTTGTGGAGACCGTCAAGAAAACGCCCGTCATCGGAGCCAGGATCGTTGCCATCATCCGCGATTGGTCCGCCAAAGAAACCAAGGAAGGATATCCCAAGTCCCCCGTACATGTCATCAACATCCCCATCGTGCCCAGCGAAGAATTTATAAAACAACGTATCCATCTTCATAACGAATCCTACTTCTGCGTTGCTACTGGAGAGCCACTCCCTGAATGCACCACAGAAGAGATGTGGGAACGACCCGCAACCTACGCACTTATCAAACCTGGAAACATCCGCGCCAAAAGCGTTCACTTGTCTTTGGAGGAAGCCAACGAAAACCTAACCCCACCGTATGTTATCGAAGTTCGCCCGGGTAAAAGAATCCGGTGCGAGTCCTACTGTCAGGTAAACAAATTTTGTAGGCAATATGAAAACTATCAGTCAACTATCGCAGGAAGCGAAGGATTTGAAAAAATGTCTTGATGTTTTTGAAAAACTTCAAGACTTTGAAGAAAACGACCGGGCTTTCATGTTATATCTTCTTTATGATATGAGAACAATTCTTGTTAATTTAGAAAAGATCATCCGAGGCGAAAATGAAAGAAATCGCTAGTGCATTTGTCAAAGCGCAGTCTGACTTTAAGCCCGCGCTTAAGAGTTCTACAAACCCGTACTTCAAGAGAAAGTACGCAGATTTGTCGAGTTGCCTTGAGGCTGTTCTGAAGTCTTTAAACTCCAACGGAATTGCGGTCATCCAACCTACCTACGACCACGCAGACGGCGTGATGGTTGAGACCCTGTTCCTCCATACCTCCGGCGAAACGCTGAGCGGAGGCAAGCTTTTCATGCCCGCCGTGAAGGGCGAGCCACAGGCTTTCGGATCAGCGCTGACCTACGCAAGAAGATATTCCCTCATGTCCGCCTGCTGCATCGCTGGAGAAGATGACGACGCCGAAAGCGCGAAACGAAAACCTCCGGCAGTCCTCAAAGGCGAAGACCATGATTGGCAAATCACCGTACAGGCCGATCCCCAAGCCAGCCCCGAAGATTGGGTCAAAATGGTTTCCGAGTTTACAGTTTCCGGATTAGGGTTTTGCAGTAATGTCGAAGAGGTCATGACCCTTTTTCGGGTCAATAGAAATATTTTTGACCAGCTCAAAAATATTGACGGAGATATGTACAAGAACCTAATGCAACAATTTACCAATGTCAAGAACGTTTTGAAGGAAAAGAAATGATCAACAAGGTTATTTTATTAGGCCATGTAGGGCGTGACCCAGAAATCCGCGCCACCTCTATGGGTGTGACGATTGCTAACTTAACTCTGGCGACAAAAACCCATCGGGATGAAACTCAATGGCATCGCTGCGTTTTCTTTAATAAGCAGGCCGAGCTTGTTCAGCAATATGTCAGAAAAGGTTCTTTGATTGGAGTCGAGGGGTTTATTCAATACAAAAAATATACCGACAAATCTGGTGCGGAAAGGATCTCTACGGACATTGTTGGTAACAATTTGACGCTTGTTAATCGCCCTCCAGAGCTTGAGAAAGGCGAGATAACTAACGAAGAAGATGTGCCATTTTGAAAACATCGCAATTTGAAGCGGCAAAGGTAGCGATCAAGCAGGACAAGAACGGCTACATCCTGACGTTGTGCATTCATCCTGACGAAATCCCGGATGAGATTCTTCGGGATTTTGTGGGGTCCACATATCAGGTTGTTATGGTTCGCCTGTCTGATCATCAACCAATGAACCGCGAACGCGAACTTCGCGACCCAGTGCGCGCGGCTGCCATTTTGTGTAAAGACAAACTCTTTGCCAAGTTCCTTGTAGATACTGGAAATATCTTTGAGGAAACCGAAGCAAAAGCCGTAGAGTGGCTTAAGTCCTATTTGGATATTAAGTCCAGAGCTACTCTTAAAGACAATCCTGAAGCCGCGAAACAACTTTATAGAATTGAGCAGGAATTTATTTCATGGAAAAACGCCTCATACCATACTCCGTCTATTTAAAAGAAGACATTTACCTTCGACTTAAAGAGGTGGCAAAAGATCGCAAGGCCACCTCGTTGGTTCGCGATGCTATCACAATGATTATTGAGGGTGACGATCTCTTCAATGCCGGATACAATAAGGCCATCCGGGACGTCATGGATCTTATCTCTCAGGATGCACTATGTAAAGACGTGGCTTTTCAGGGGGTGGTGCTATATCAATATCTTAACGACTTGTTATCTGATATGTTTATGAATCAATCGCCAAACAAGGAGAGCGCATGAAAGGCGTAGAGTCATTAGTAGAGCACAAAAGTGTTTCCGAGTTAACTCTTTTGGATTGGTATGCTAGTTTTGCCTTGGGGGCTTTCGACCCTATGGAAAGGCAGTTTTTGAGAAACGCAAGCTCGGAATGGAGGAAACAAAACAGTGAGTCAATTGCTAAGACTGTATTTGATATTGCTGAGGCGTGTCTTGAAGAGCGCAAAAAACGCGTTTAGGAAAATCTTTTTCCCTGTGTTTTTGTGAATAACAAATTAAACGACAAAGAGCGCAGACATTTATTGAATGTCAAGTCTTTGCCGTGTTCGGTATGCGACGCCTCGCCTCCGTCAGATGCCCACCATATAAAACAACATAAGCAATACTTGGTGGTAGCCTTATGCAAGGATTGCCACCAAGGTTCTTTAATGGGATGGCACGGTCAGAAACGTGCCTGGGCGATTCGCAAGATGGATGAACTGGATGCCTTGGCGATAACCTTGGAAAGATTATTTAAGTGACTTGCGGACTTCTTCTGCCTGCTTTGCCAGTTCTCCGAGAATAATTTTCAACCTATCAATTTCTTCCCGCTTGTCAGCGCCTGACATTGTAGGGTCTGCAACAACCACGCGAATGTACTTGCGAACATCGCTCATCTGCTCGGCAGTCTTTTGATAGAATTTAGCGAGCGCGATTTTGTCTCCCTTTTCCTCAATGATCTCTTCAACCTTTTGCGCATCCCCAATCGCGGCATAATGACGCATGTCTGCAAAAGCCTGGTTGATGGCTTTTCCATTTTCATAAAATGCCGTGACATATCTTGACTGGGTAGAGGGAAGCTCTTTAATCATATTTAGCGAAGCCCGCTCCATCCACTTCGCATCCGGGAGTGTTGCTTCCTTGAATGGCATGACCGCATAATTGGAGATAACCCCTGCCGTGCCTCCCGCCCACCCAAGGAGAGCATTGATTAGATACTCTGCTTGTACGGGTGACAACTCGGTTTTTTCCCCGGGAAATAAAGATGTAATGCCTCCTATTGCTTTGGCAAGCTCACTAGTATTGTCGGCAATCCGTTCCTGTTTGGAGAGTCTTTCCAATCCAACTGATTCAATAGGAGCGCCGGTGAACGACGAGGTGTTGGCGTACAAATCGAAAAATGGTTTGATGACTTGTGGAAAGTTTATGGCAAAGGTTTGCGTAATCATCCGACCAAACATATCCGCGACTTCTTTTCCTTCTGCGCCTTCATCGTAGACTTGTCTCAAGACATGTTCGGTTACTGTCCCTAGCGCACCTAATTCAAACGGCTTGGGTATGCGGAACGCGGCCTCCATTCCCGGCAAACGAATCCACCAGAAGTTATCTCGATCCCACTCATCACGTTTCTTATATTCCTCATCGTCTTTGAAGGCATAAAACAATGTAGCCGATGCAAGCATGACAGCCATTGCCACTTTGGCAAATCGCTCTCCCTGTTCGCGTTCGGTCCCTGTAGAGGGTTTGCCATCCTGATTATAAAACAGCCTTGCGGTCGGGATAATCCCATCTCTTCCAAGTTTATAAAGCCCCTGCACCCGGGCATTTAAGAATGGTATGGTTTGTGTAAGGTAACGGAACGACTCCCAGGAGCCGTGCATGGAGAAGTCCAACAGGTCTCTCGCCTGGTAACTTGCTTCTAAATGGCTCAAGCCTTTTTCCCGAAGTTGTTTGTACAAAGCAAGACGATTGGCATTTTCTGCCGCATTCCCAGCCTCCTGATATTTGTCCCAGATCTTACGCAGGCCTTTGGTAATTTTATCTTTGGTGTCAAGAATGTTGTCGGGATTAATGCCGTTGTCAATTAACCGTTTTATGAGTGGCGCGGTTTCGCCCTCATAATAGGTGCCAAAATTGAAAATCGCGCCACCAGCCATTGCCGATATATAATTATCCGCCTTCTTGTTGTATATGGAAATCCCTTCGATAGCGTTTGAGACGGGGTCTGCTTTTAATCCTGACAATGCTATAGATTGAATGCTGTCTCGCCAAAGATTATAAACTCTAAACTGCGGGCTGATGGTTACGCCCCACTGGAGTATGTTTTTCATTGTTTTGGCGATGCGCAGGAATGTGCTTTGTTTTCCCATATAGTCAAGCGCAACCATCGAATCAAACAGCAGCGGGTCATTTATTTTGAAGTATTGTTTTTGCCCGTCGATCATAGCTTTGATTGAGCCTGTAGGTTCTTTAGTAAGCTCAACAACCGGAACACCACCAATAGAAGCTTTGGATGCATCTTGAAGCGTGGTTACAAGCGCCTGGTTTTTCATCGAAGCCGACAGTATATGGCTCCAGTTTCTAAGCGTGTTTTCTACCAGATCTCCAAATTGCTTCTCCCCGCCCTTTAGCTTCTTGGAGAAATATTGATTTGATAAGCCTGATGCTGTGGACGGGCCTTCTACGTCCTTACCTTCCATTTCCTTATAAAAAGGAACATAATAATTATCTTTGGAAAACTTTTCAAATGCTTCGTCATTAATTAAACCTGTATCCTTGGCTACAGTTAGCACCGACTTGTTCAGCGCATTCATATCTTTAAGAACGGCGTTATACACCTCTATTCTTGGCTTGCCATTCAATTCTCCAGCGCTAAGCATGGGGGCGTTTTGCATGATTGAACTTGGGATGGAGGCGTCCTTTCCTTGTTTAAGCAGTTCAAGTTCGCGATTGACGGCCACCCATATCATGAAATTATCGACCTCGGTTCCAACCGGCTTTAGGGTCTCAATAAGTCCTTTGCCTTTTCTGATATTGAGCGCCCCTCCATCATTAAAGACCTCTCCATAAAACAACAAGCCTTCAAGACCTCCGTCGATGGCTGGTGACAGTCGCGCCTGCTTGTATCCACTTTCACTATATTCTTTTACTGTACGGAATTGATCTGCAATGTTTTGTGCCAGTCTCTGCCAAAAATTATCTTTCAGTGCTTCGATCTTATCAATAATCGTTACATTTCCCGGTGCGAAATTATTTTTCAAATCTTTTTTGAATTCTTCCGATGTTTCCGGCGAAAGTTTTAATGGCTCTCGTTTCTGTAATGCTTGCTGCGCAGTGCCAATTATTTTGTCTTTCAATGATTCTTTTTGTTTTTCCTCGGCGCTTAATACAATATCTTTTGAGAAAATGGATGATGGTCTTGGTAGTTTCCCAAGAGATTCTGTAAGACTTAATACTTGGGTAAGAACGGTTTTATTTTGAATACCAAGCAGATTGGCCACAAGTTCTACAAATTGCGACCACACACTCTTGTTTCTTGCATATGGAATATTGGCTATAAGAAGCTGGAATTCCGGGTTTGATAAAGCTTCCGTGACAAACTCAAACCCTTTTTCAAACGGATCTGTTGCGGTATCAAACGCATACCATTTTCTACCCGACTGAGGATCAATGAGTTTTCCGCGTTTCCGTAATTCTTTTTCTGTGTAATCTCTAAGAGTTTTTATTTGTTCTACAAACTTTTTGGATTTTGCGTCGGGTTGTATTTGTTGTTTTACTACAAGCGCGTGAACCATTTCATGTATGGTTATTTGCTCGTTATCTATATAAGACAAATCCATCGTAATAGTATCATATCGTACAGAATATTCCCCAGCGTTTCTTCTAAGTTTTTTTGGTTTTACCAGTTTAATTTGCTTTCTATATGGCTCAAGCAATTCTGCGACTCTTTGATATACTGGATTGGGATGTTTTTTAAAGTAATCTAAAACGCCGCCAAAGTTTCTTGCAAGGTGTAATTTTGCCAATTCCGGGGATCTTTTTGTCGGAAGAACGTTTAACAGTCCGGCTAAGTCTGTGACCTTTCCGGTTGGAGGCGGAGGAGGCGGCGGGGGAGGCGGAGGAGGCGGCGGAGGAGGTGGAGTAGGCGTTCCAGTTTTGTTAACTTTTTTAAGCGCATTTTGAATGAACGCTCTTGGTATCTTGTTTTGTTTGTACGCGTCAAGGAAGGCCTTTGTCTTTTCGTACTGCGATTTTTCTTCGTTTGTTGTAAGGCTTTTCGGATCAACTTTTGTGCGATCCGTTAGAAGGCGGATGTAGTAATCTACCGGATCAACGTTTGTATTGTTAACAAACTGAAGCGACGGTAGTTCTATTTTGCTTGTCGGTTCTACTTGTCCAGAAGCAACATTCCACGTTTTGGTTTCCAACTTGACTGGCGGAAACGGTGAAAACGGTCCTTCTGCGGGTAGCGGCACAACTCCGATATTACGCACAGGTTTTTCAAAGACATCTTTAACGCCTTCAAGCGTAGGTCCAGCTATAGGCTGTTGAGATATCTTTGCCCCAGGCGATCCAAGGAACGTTAAAGGCGGCAGGTTCAACAGTTGACGTTCAGTCTGTAACGCACGTTCGACATCCTCTCTTGTGATGCGCCCTGCGTCCCAGTCTCTGACAAAACGCTGTGCCGCTGGTGTATTGGTTTCGCGTGCAATCTTTACATACGCCTCTACCGGATCGATGACTACAGGTGTCTCTGGCGTACCAAATGCCGTAGCTTGAATTTCTTTCGATAGTTTAAACGGCAAGTCAAAAGACTTGATGGCAAATTTGTTTTTTGCCGATGGATGCGGAACGACGTGCAAACTATTTGGATCGCCGCCCTGACGCCTGAGAAGATCTTTTAATATGAGGAGCCGATTGTTCGCATCCTTTTCTGACATTGGTCTTGGATCGACAAGTTTCGGTCTTGGGGAAACTGTAGGTATTGCAGGTTCTGCGATTGTTGAGGTTCGTTTAGCTTTCCTTGCTTCTTCGAGTCGTTGTTTTAAATCTTCCCGATCTTGCGGAGTAAGAGATTGGCTTTGGAGTTTTCTAACAATCTCCAATTCTTGTTGTTCCGATTGCTTTCTTAACTCGGGCGTCATGACAGACAACCCAGAGGCTTTTCTCTGTTCTTCTATCTTTGCTTGTTTTTCTGCAACATCCAATGTTGGGGCGGGGAGTTTTTGTGCAAGCGGGCCTTCACGTTTTGCTTGTGGGGCGATTTCACCTTCTGCCGTTGGGCGGGGCGGTCCTTGCCGTGGTTGCGGTTTTGGTTGTGCCGCTAATTCTACAAGTCTTTTCTTTAGGTAATTAATTCTTTCCTTGGTGGTTTGTGAGTTGGGTAGTTTTGATAATTCTAATTCTCGGATAATTTCTACCATTTCTGAAGATGCGGCCCGTGGTCCTCCCGGAGGTTTTTCGGGAGCGGTTTTCTTCAGTTGCGCGATTTCCTCTAATCTTTGATTTAGACTGGTTCGCTCTTCTGTTGTAAGCGGTATATCTGTACCGGGCTTATTTGCTAGTTCGATCCGTTTGCGGATATTGGCTTCTTCTTCTTCCAGTCTTTGTAGTACGGGTATGTTTTGGGCTTGTAAATTTTCTCTTGCGGTTTTTTGTTTTTGTTCTGCTTCTTGTGAAATGCGCTCCCGTTCTGCGGTATCTTCTCCAAGGGGAGTAACTTCTACACGAGGAGAGGGTCCAAACTCTGGCAACGTAGCTCTTGCTTCTCCTGGCTGGAGGGGTGAAGGCGGCGGAGGAGGGGCCGGGGGCGGCGGCGGTAGAGGTTCAGGGGGTGGGGGAGGAGGGGGCGGAGGTGGTGGATATTCGGTGGGTCGCCTAATGAGACCTGAAATGCCTCCGAGTCCTGCACCTCCAATAGCCGCCATGCCAGCGGTCTCGCCAAGACCTTCTGTGAGCCTTTGCTCGGGCTTAACCTCCCGCATAGCAAGGTTTTGCGAAAACCGTCCTCCTGTTTCTTCAGCGATCTCCGAGGCGGATTCCCCAAGCGCTCCTCGACCTACGCGCAACGCCCGACCCTGAATGCTGGGAACGCCCGCAAAGGCCTCTTCTAAGGCTTTGGCACCCGGCAATCTCTGAGCAAGTAGGGAGATGACTGCTCCAGACGCTCCCGCAGCACGGGCCAAATTCAAGGCTCCCTCGGCGGCCTCTCTGTCTGAAGCACCTTTAGACTTAAGTTCTGCATAGATGTTTTCGTATGCACCAGCACCTACGTCTGCACCTTGCTGTACGGCTGCGGCACCAATAGCCCCACGTACACCAGCTTGTGCTGCGGCCTCCGCCCCACGAGCCGCCGTCGCAACTTTGGCAATCTTTGCCGCGCCAAAAGGTACAAGTAATTGAGGAGCCTGCTCTGCAAGAAAATTTAACAACAGGCCGGGATCTTTGACTGTCTCCCCAAGAGCCGTTTTGAACGCACCAAACTCTCCCTGTTTTGCCGTGGCTTCTTCAATCGCCTGTCGTCTGGCTTGCTCACGCGCAATCAGGCCGGGGGACTTCAGTGTTTCTGCATATTCCGAAATGTCTTTACCAAGACCCAAAGTGCCCGTACGACGCATGTCTCCCGTCGCAAGCCCATACAATTGACCTGGAAGCTGTACTAACGAACCAATACCACCGACTACACCAGCACCAATGTCTTGAAGCGCCTCGCCATATGTGCGCTCTTTAGACGGTGGTTGTTGCGGTGCAGGAGCCTGTAACGACCTAATGTAATTAGCTAGTTTCCTTGCGCTTTCAGTATCACCAGCAGCATCCGCACGACGCAGTGCGTCATATAGGTCGTTCATATTTGCCATAGCGAAACCTATTTAGGATATCTTTTAAGTATTTCTTGAATCTCTGGCGGAGTGTCTTGCTTAGCTATTTCTGCAATAACTTGCGGCAAACGTTTGCGAAGTTTTTCAACATCGTCTTTTGAAAGCCTGCTAGAAAGCAAGGGGTCTCCAAGCGTTGTGCGAATCTGATCTGCTTCTGTTTTTAATGCTCTAATGCGAGCATTTTCTTCTGGACCACCTCGTCCAAGCTCTTTGTACGCAGAAAAAGCTTCATGATATTTTTTGTTGGGATTTGCTTGCAAATAGCTTGTTATAAATGAATTAATAGTTTGTTGTTCAGGCGAGGGCAGTCGAGCGATTCTTTCACGAGCCTCACGATCCAGTTTGGCTTCTAATGCTCGGGCTTGCATTTCCGCAACAGATCTTACATTTGCTGCGTTAACTTTATACTGGACGCGTTGTGTATCCGCTTCAATACGTGCAAGAGTCTGCGCGATCTGGGCTTCAATTTGCCGATCTTTTTGAGCATATTCTGCGGCGTTACGCTCATGCACCATTTGATCTTTGAATCGACCTTCTGCTGCGGCGGTTCGGGCGCTTTCAATTTCTTGCATCAGTTTTACACGGTTCATTTCTCTGGAACGGACGAGTTCGTTTTGTTTTTCTGCCCTTACTTGTGAAGCCTCAAGTTCTTGTGCAGCAGTTCTGCCATACCCGGCCATCAGTCCGCCTAGTCCCCCGCCTCTCGAACCCTCTCCGGCTGCGATGAGAGAATTAATGATACCTGTTAGAGCACGATCTTTTTGTGACTGTTTGAACCGTTCCTCATCTGCGCGATCCCTTTCTTCTAGCTTGCTAATATATGCTTCTAATTGACTCCCTGGAAGTTTTCCAAGATATGGATCTGCGGCTTTCGCCTGTTCAAACCGTTGTTGATAGTTCGGATATGGAATTTGTGGCCCCATTTGTAATGCAGCCAATCCTGTTTGTGCTGGCCCTGCGGCTGGATATGAGACGGGCTGCGGGGCTATCGGCGGGGCTTGCGGGGCAGGTTGCGGGGCGGGCTGCGGGGCAGCTTGGACGCGTGGAGATGATGGAGGCGGCGGAGAAGAAGCCGGGGGCGGCGGCGGTCGAGGTGGAGACGGTGGAGGCGATGCCCCTGAAGGCTGAAAAAATGCTTCTGAAGCACCTGCTGCCTCACTGCCCGCTTGTCCAAGAATTTCTGCTGCCAACATTGCTCTCGGGTCTATTTCTCGCCTGTTTCTCTCTGCTCTTTCGGCTGCCTCTCTTAATCTTCTCTCCGTTGTTATCGGGTTTGGTACTCTTGGATTATAAATACGCGCACTAGAACCCCCTCCTTCTTCGGGTGGAAGCCCCCCGTTTCTAAACGACACAATACCACCCGATCTCAATTCCATAGGAACGGGTAACGAAGCAACACCTTCCTCAGGAACCTCGGGCTGCGGCACCCCCTCTGGAGCAGGTCCAGGTTGCTGCGCCATTTGCTGCATTTGCTGCTCTTGCATTTGCTTCTGGCGTAACGCCTCCATTTGCATCCGCTGTAATGTTTGCTCTTGCAAAGCCCCAATGCCTATTTCCTCTTCTATTTTATCTTTTATGGTGCTCTGCGGCATTTGCGCGGGCTGCATCCGCTTTTCCATTTCTTTACGTCGGTTCAATTCTGCCAGCGCAACATATGGAGGAACCTCTGGATTTGACCCATTGGCAAAATTCATGACCGCTTCAATCGGCATCCCCTTGAGGCGTTCGGAAATCTGTATAAGATTTAATCCCAAACTCCCGCCAGCCATGCGACGATCTGGCATACCTGTAGGTAGTTCCATGATCCCTCCGCTATTTCCTTGCTCCATTACTCCGCCCTGTGTGTTAGATGCATTATCTAGCATTGTGACTATACCACCTTCGTTGTAGCCATTTTCCTGCATACGGACTTCTCCGCCGTTTTTGTAAGACGGAAACTCCTTGCGAAACTGTAACAATTCTTCAGAATTAACAAAACGCGGAACCTCTCGACCAGCAGCTTTAAGGTTCCTGGCTAAATCACTCGTGGGGTCAACTTCATACAAACCGATGTTTTGTAGGTCTTTGACACTAAACCAGTTTCCACTTTTTACAAAATCTTGCCCAAAGTCCCAGTACTTTTTGGCTACCTCACCATTGCCCTTGCCTTTAATTTGTTGAATCAACGGAGGCATTTTTTCTTTAGCTAATTCGGTTGCCAATTCAGAGATTTCTCGCTCGTCTGCATTGGTAACTCCGCGAGCACGCAGCATTTCCTCGGCTTGCGGTAAATATTCTTTGACGACCCGCCACCTTGGAGCGTAAGGATTAGATTGAACTTCAACCGTCACATGCGGCTGACCCTTCTCATCACGAAGGGAGTAGACCTTGGCCTTTCCTGACTGAATGGCCTTCCAGCCACCAAGCCCATAGTAGTCACTGCCCCCATTTTCAGGAGGCTCGTAACCACGGACTGAATGACCCATAGCATCGGACTCGGCTGCAAACTGCCCAGGCCTATTCAGTTGCACCCAACGATACTTCTGCTCCGGATAAGCCTTGTAGAGATCCGCCTTGAGCGTCTCTTCAATTTGAAGCTTTTGAATATTCTCTACGCGCCACTTGTTGATCTTATCCACTAGTTCAACCGCTTGAGGCACCGTGACCTTTTGCAGCTTGTCTGGGCTGAGTTGCAACGAACTCGGCAACCCTGAGTTGGGGTTAGTGGCGTTTCGTAACTCATCAATCAAGTGTATAAAACCTAAGTTGTCATTGTCTCTCTGGGCATCATACAGGGCACGGCTTGACATAGAATACAGCGGGGTCTCTGGGCTTAACTTTTTAATCCAGGGGTTGTCTGCTATAAACTTTCGCGCACTGGGAAAATATCTTTCTGCCGATCGTACATAGTCTTCTTGTTTTGTTATGTCAATCTTTCTATCGGCCATGTCTTCCCAGCGTTTGGCCAGATCACTTTGAGCAACACCTTCTTCAGGAAATCCTTCGCGCCGACGTCTGTACGTCAAGCCGTAGATGTCCTCGTCATGTGCAGGATCGATATGTAAAACACCCCGTTCAGCAAGTTTTCTCAACGGGTCTTCAGGCGTACCCATCTCATTTTTAACGTATTTGCCAAGCTTAGTGTCAATCCAATTGTTGATGGCGATATCGGGGGCCAGACGAGCGCGCTCGCGTTCCACGATGCCCATGTCAACCGGCACTCCTTCTTCAATGTTTTGCGCGAGTGCTCCTTCAAGGTTTCTTATTCTCTCGGCTGGATCTTGTCCGATCACTTGGGTACGCAACGGCTTTAGCATTCTTTCTACCGAACCCGCAAGCCAGTTGCCACCTTTGGGCTTGATAACGCCCAACGCCCCGAGACCGCTCAAGGCTCCTGCCGCCTTACCTGCTGCCTGCGCGGCTTCCGGGATAATTGCAGCAGGAGTGGGCATGTTTAGCAATGCTTGAACAGTACGGTAGGTTCCCGTCGGATTTGTTTCGTCATACGGTTTTACGCCGACAAGAGCGCGACCCAACTCACCGATATTCCGACGCGCCTGGAGAGCAACCTGTGCCGCTGGTTCGTCTGCACCCTGGCCATAGCCGCGCAAAGACGCAACGCCACGCTTCGGTGTTTTACCCAAAAATCGCTCTATGTCTTCTTCGCGCATTTTTACTAACCCGTTTTTTCTTCCGATTTTTACGTAATTATTCCCAAATCTTTTAATTGTTTATAAAGCGCCAATCCCGAGCCAGTAGTTGACATTGCACCACCCAAACCGCTCATAGGCAATTGTTGTGATGACACTGTGCTTATTGGAAGGTTCTGTAACATGCTTTGCAGGAACTGCACTTTTTTCATTGGATCGTCGCGCTGCGCTAAAAATTCATTATAGTCGGCGGTAATCCCTTCTTGTTCGATAGCTCTTTGTTCCGCTCCAGCCGAGCGTATCATGTCCGCTATGGTTTTTGCTTGTTCTTGCTCGGTATTAAATTGCTGTTGTGCTTTGTCATACGCAGCCGCATATGTTCGCCCCATGGTTTTGCTAATCTGATCCAGTAAATTTCTTTGCCCCTCAGCTTCCAACAGCCCGTATCGTGATCCTCCAAAAGCGCCAGCCTGTCCTGCCTTGCCCGCTATTTCTTGCTGCTTCATTGTTTGTTGTCGTTGCAGTTCTTTAATCTGCGGGTCTAACACTGCCGCCAAATATGGATTCATATAGTCTGCGGTAACAGACGTTGCAGTTCTTTCTCCAACTTTTGGAGCGGCGGATGCACTGAAACTCTGGCCTAGATTCGATGGGAAAGCCAATGATCCCACGCCTTTGAAATAGGTGTCCTGTAAGCTGGATTGTCCGGCGGTAACCGGCCCACCATATACCTGATAGTCTTCTTCAGAAAGCGCCTTTGCCCGCCCAAGCATGTCCGTAACATAGTCACCTGCCCAGTCGGATAGTGTTGAGGTTGTGGCCGAACCTACTGGTGTAGTTTTTGCTGTCGTTGTCATGCTTACCTCGGGAAGTAACGTTCTGCTTTAGTATCCGCCGCGATGTTTTTTGTTTTTGCGCGTGCGGCCTTGATTTTTTCCAACATCGCGTATAGTTTTTTTGCGCCCGCCTCTGTTGATCCATTTCCTATTTCGGATACAATTCTTGCTGGGATTACAAATTCTCCTTCTGCAAGCCGTGCGGGCTGTTTTCTTCCTATTGTAGCCGGGATAGAATCACTTACACCATCCCCTGGCCCACGAAGCAATTGCCCGCCATCCGAATACCCTCCCAAATTGCTCATCAACCCACCCGCTGCGCCGGTAACCGGGGCTGGAGCCGGGGCTGGAGCCGGGGCTGGCGTGTATTTCATAGGACTGAAGTACGTAATCCCCCCGGATCCGGGCCGCCTTGTGACCATCTTGTTATCCGGCCCCATCACCGTGGTGGGGATGGTCTTCATCGTTCGTGTTGCGGTGTACTTCGGAATGGACCCTGAATAACCTTTGAAACCACCTTGACCACCAAGCAATTGATTTGCCAAATACCCAAGCCCAAGCGTACCGGCAATTGAACCCGCAGCCCCTAGACTCGATTTACCAGATAAAACCTTTCCAAGAAAATCCAATACTGGTATATTTTTATCTAATGCTTTTTCTTTTCCATCTGTTGTTATTGAAATGCTTGCTGGATCAATTCCAATCATTTGATAAAAATTATAATCATAATAATCATTTGGATTATAATACAAATCTGTGTTGTCGCCCGCGCTGTAACCAGCATAATCATTCGTATCCATAATTATCCCCTTAACATATTCAATATATCTTCAAAAGTCGTATCCCTGTTTTGGTAAAATTCTGCCAATTCGCTTATTTCTTCTGGCTCAGGGAGTTCTGCCCCAGGCATTACCACGCTTAGCGGTTTATACGTTTGATTTATCAACACGCCTTCCGGGCTAAGTTTTTGCGGTTTCGTCCCAAAGTCTTTCCCATAATAAAACATTGGAAAGATTCCAGGAAGTTGTGGCACAACTTGTGGCCGCTCTGGAAATTGTACAAGTGGTAATGTTGATGGGGGCTTTGGCGTAGGAGCTTTTGGCGAAGTAGTTGGCGGAGTCGTCGGTGGTACTGTAGGAGGAACTGTCGGAGGAACTGTTGGAGGAGTAATCGGAGTTTCAGTAACTACTGGAGTTTCCGTAACTACCGGAGTCGATGGCACTGTAGGGGGAACCGTCGGTGGTACTGTAGGCGTCTCCGTATACACCGGGGTTTCAGTTACCGGAGTAGTAGTTACTGGAGTAGTGGTTTCTGGCGTAGTAGTTACTGGGGTTTCAGTTACCGGAGTGGTAGTTACTGGGGTTTCAGTTACCGGAGTGGTAGTTACCGGAGTGGTAGTTACCGGAGTGGTGGTTACTGGGGTTTCAGTTACCGGAGTAGTAGTTACTGGAGTAGTGGTTTCTGGAGTAGTAGTTACCGGAGTGGTAGTTACCGGAGTAGTGGTTTCTGGAGTGGTAGTTACCGGAGTAGTGGTTTCTGGAGTGGTAGTTACCGGAGTAGTGGTTTCTGGAGTGGTAGTTACTGGAGTAGTAGTTACCGGAGTAGTAGTTACCGGAGTAGTAGTTACTGGAGTGGTGGTTACTGGAGTAGTGGTTTCTGGAGTGGTGGTTACTGGAGTAGTGGTTTCTGGAGTGGTGGTTACTGGGGTTTCAGTTACCGGAGTAGTAGTTACCGGAGTAGTAGTTACCGGAGTAGTAGTTACTGGAGTGGTGGTTACTGGAGTAGTGGTTTCTGGAGTGGTGGTTACTGGAGTAGTGGTTTCTGGAGTGGTGGTTACTGGCGTAGTAGTTACCGGAGTAGTGGTTTCTGGAGTGGTGGTTACTGGAGTAGTAGTTACTGGAGTAGTGGTTACTGGAGTGCCTGTAGGTGTTGCTCCCACATTTGGCAGGTTATTTGCCACCAATGCAAGCGATAGCACTTCTGGACTGACATTCGCGCCCGTGGCTGCTTGCGATGCTCCAGAAGCAATTTGCAAAAGTACATTGCTATTGTCTGCGCCTAGGGTGCCAAAACTACGAACCGCTTGTGAAACCTCTCCTAGCGCAGTTTCAAAACTTTTCCCCGACTTTATGCCTTCTGAAATTGCAAGATTGGTCGCTTCACTTGCCGATGAACCACTTTGCTGCAAAAGCGTGTTGACCACATTGGTGGTGTCACTACCCGATTGATAAAGACTGCTTGCAATCGTTTGCGGTGCAATATCAAGCCCAGAATCCTGCACAATCGTGATGCTCTGGGCTACCGATGACGGGTCTTTTGTGGTGTTTGCAACTGAAGAAACAATCACCTCTGGAGCTATGCCGGTGTCAATAAGCGACCGTGTGATGGTTTCCGGATTAATATTTTGCCCAAGCATGGAACCGACGGCGGCATCTATAAATTGCAAATCTTGCGGACTTGGAACTCCCAACGCAGCATTAAGCACCGCTGGAAGCGCCGCAGTAATGTCATATGATCTCGAAATATCCATTAAATTTTCAAATATTTTTGTTTTTTGTTCAGGCGCAACAGTAAGGGCTGTTGATGCGATTGCGGCAAAACTTTGTGGTGGCAAAACCTCTACATCTACTGCATCTTCAAAAGCCTTCCTTACACTGATTCCTAGGTCTTCTCCTGCCCGTATTTCTCGATCTAATACCTCAAGCACAGGTTGTATACGACTCATATCAAGAGCCGAAAAGGTTACAGCAGTACCTTTACCACCAAGGAATCCAAACACGGCTCCCGTTCCAAAAGCATTATATGGATCTCCGGGAGCGACTTGTGAAAATATTGCTTGAGCACTTGACGAAAGGCCTTCAGACCCGCTTTCTCCCAATCCCGCTTTTGTTCCGGTTTTACCAACATTACGTATTTGTGCTAGCACCGATGCCCCCACATCTGTGCTTGCATTGACTCTTCCTAAAAGTGCTTGCACCACAGGTATTTGTATCAATGGATCTACTACACCCTCTACACTAGCAACCGCAAACGCTCCAGGCCTTGTTATTTGTGCAATTTGTTCTCCCGTAAAAAGTCCAGTTTGTCGAAGAAATTTACCCTCGTCTTCTGCTGTAAGCCCATATGATTCTGCAAAATTGTAAAATACACTTCCAGCCGCAGCAGCCCCAACACCTCCGCTCCTTAATAGTTTTAACGCTAGCCCAAAAGGAGCTAATTCTTCAGCCGTCTCATTTCCCATATACAACGCAACCGCATCCGGAGCATTAATTATTGCTTTGGCAGCAACAATAACTTTATCAAGACCCTTGGCGCTGTCAACATCTTGACCTAGCTTGTCTAATTTTGCATAAGTGTTTGGCAACGCCGCCCTGCTCGCTGTAGATGAAATATCCGCAATCATGCGCAAATTTCTTGAAATTATATTTTCTGAATCTCCTAATACATCTCCGGTTACTCCAGCCGTCATACCTGCAATTGTTCCTATAGTTACCCCAACTAAATTTGAAATGACGGCTTGTGCTGGAGACTGAACGGTGCCTGCTGCTGTAATTGCCTGTTTTACGTTATCTAAAACGCCCTGATACGTGGGCTGTACTCTAAGATCCATTTGCATCGGCGATGTGCCTGCAATTTCAAAAGGTAGAGTACTTCTTAAATTTCCTGACTGACTCCACGCAGCTTGCACCATAAGATATGAGCTATATCTTCCAGGCATAGTTTTCGGATCTACGCCGAGTTCTTTCATTACTTCTCGGAATTCGGGCCATGCCATAGGTCTGGCAGTTGTTCTCGTATAACTGTCATAACCCAAAGGTGTGCTCATCACTTTTAGATCATGTGCTGTGGCATCCGAAATATCCACTCGGCTACTATTTGTCGTTTTTTGCACATCAAGTGTCGGTTGTAATCTTGCACGAACCGTCACCCTTGGAACATCGCTTGGAAGAATAATTTTGTTCGTCGTTGAATCAAAAAATGCTTTGGTTACATCCTTGCCTGAGTAATCTTTTACTTGCGCCAATCCAAGCGTTTTATCTTCGGCTTGGGCAAACCTTGCAAGGTAACCCCCGCCAATGGCCACAAACCCGTCTGTACGCGGTGCATAGACCGCAGCAAGCTCCACTTCACCAGGCGTGGGATTGCGGCCTTCCTGCACGCCCCTGGCGTACATGATCAGGTCATTCTGTACCTTGGCTGGAAATCCCGCCTCTTTCAAAAGCTGCGTAACCCTTGCCTCGGTAAAGTCTTTATTGCCTTGAGCCAACTGTTGCGCTGCATCCTCGGCAATCGCAATCCGGTTACGTTGCGCAGCAACGTCATAATCCACACTATTCAAAATTCGATTGGCATCCTCTGAACTTGAACCCGCAAGTACCATGCGTTCCAGAGCACCTTCTCTACTAAGGTTGCTCTTGAATGCAGTGTAATCGCCAATAACCTGATCTATCCGACCACGAAATGCCGCGGCTTGTGAAAACTCATCGGCTAAACTGTCTTGCAAATCTCCAATCTCACGCTCCGAAAATCCTGACGTTCTAAGACGTTGCGCAGCATCCGTCCAACTCAACGTTGAATCAGGTTTTGTCAGTTCGTTAACAATTGTTGTTACCTGTTTGGCTTTATTCTCTGCACTCTTGGCAATATCCAAAACTTGCGTAATAAGCTCGGATTTAACTCCCGCTGCTTCGGCGTCACTGCGGAAGTCGTCTTCGGTAATTGTTCCTCTGTTAAGTGCTTGCAAAGACTCGTTAAGATATGCAGATTGAAGCGCACCCAAGCGACTGTTGAGATCGTTAACTTGTTCCTGATTTACTACATTAATAGCGTTTTGCGCAATTCCTGCATCGCTGAATTGTTGCGCATAGTAATCCGAAACCCAATCGGTAATGCGCTTACCACTCAGGTCTTTAAAAGTAATACCTTGTTGATTTGGTTTTGGAATAAACGTACTCAAGCGCCGCCATTGATCTGGCGTAACATTTTCTCCTTGGCTTGCTATTGCTTCTGTTTTCTGTGCATTACTTTCCCATCCTTGAGCCTTCGCTGCGCGATTTGCAGCTACTACCGGATCTTCTGCATTGAATGCACCAAGATCTGCTGCTTCTGTAACCCTGACTGGGATTGCAGCCTCACCAGATGA